CCATTAAGTTAGCGTCTATTCTTTCGGCAATTCTTTCTTCGGACATCTCTAATGTAATATACAATACATTCTGACCTTGATTTAAAAAGTTTGCAGCACAGTGACACATAAACAATGATTTACCAACACCTGTTCCTGCTAAAGCAATATTCAATGTTTTACTCGGAACACCACCTTTTGTAATTCTATTAAAGAAATTTAAATCAAATGGATAACGTTTTTCTTTTGTATGGTACCAATCAAATCTGGCTTCAGCGTCACCAATATAATCATGCCCTATATGATTGTCAAATGAAACGGCCAATGCTTTACTTAATATGCTTGGTATGGCCTCTGGTTGATGTTCTTTATCTTTACCATCTAATATTTTAATACCTGATAACACGGCATTATGTACTGCTCTATCTTTACAAAACTTTTCTGTTGTATCTAATAACCATTGTAAATCGGACTTTTCATCTACAAAAGTATTTACAAGTTCTTTAACTAATCTTAATTCGTCTTCATTAATATCTTTTCTTTTACTAAATTCTATATGTATGGTTTCTTTTGTAGGTAAGTTTTTATACTCTTGTACAAATTTATCTATTTCTTCATACAGTAGTCTTTCTACTCTATTTGTAAAGTAATCAGTTTTTACAAAAGGCAAAGCTTTTCTTGTAAAATCCTCATTAAAAAAGAAGTTTCTTAAAATAGTTATTTCTATTCTTTCGTTATTTGTCAAAGACAACCGTTCCATCTGTTACTTGTTTCTCCAATTGTTCCATTAATATATCACCAATAAAATCTATAAAGTCTTGTGCACCAATATCTTTTTTATTAGGGTTAACTATTATATCATAATCAAACTTCATTGGCAAGGCGCCATCTGGATTTTCATCTTTTGCAAAAGTTACCTTACCATATTTGTAGATAATATCTTCGTATTCACCTTCGACAATTTTTATACAAGTAAAATCGTCATCTGGTTTTTGTACAAAAACGTATCTCTTTTTATTCTTCGTCTGATCCGTATGTGAATTTTCTTTTGGCATATTCATCAATCTTATCTAATGTTTCTTTTGTAAAATATTTGTCAGGATTTTCATTGATGTTTTTACCAAATACTTTAGAACCATCTGACATTTCGTATCGTGTAGATACTTTTTTAAATATACCAGCTGCTTCGCCAAGTTCTAATAAACCATAATGTTTATCTAAACCTGTTTTGTATGTGAGTCTTACATCAATCATAGCATTTTCTTTTGTTAACCTTGACTTATAATTCTTACAGTGAATAATATTACCAATTACTTCGGTGCCTTCTTTTTCTTTACGCTTACTTAAATAAATGATTGATGAGGCAGCGTACTTCAAACCTGAACCGCCACCCATTTCTTTTTGAGGGAACATAGACCCAATAACATCATATGTGTGATTGGTCATTATCATAGGTATATTTGCTTTACCTAATTTAAGGGTTAAAACTCTGAATGTAGATTTGACAATTTGTGACCTTGTCATATCTCGTGTTTCTTTACCAGCAGCCGTGTCTTCCATTTCTTTTGTAGTCGATAACATACCTAAACTATCTAATACAAACATTAAAGGTTTTCTTTTGCCTTCTGGTTGTTCAATATACTTGTCTAAAATTTTAATTGATTGGTTTCTAAATTCTTGTACTGTTGAAACAGGTACGATTACCATTCTAGTAGAGTCAACACTTCTACTTTCAATCATACTCTTTGAGATAGCACTTTCTGATTCGAAATAAATTACACCAGCTTCTTTGTCTTTATCTAAAAATGCTTTTACAATTCCTAATGCAAAAAATGTTTTACCTGTAGCCGCTTCACCGGCGATTGCTGTAATCTTGTTTGCTGGCATACCACCGTAAATACTGCCAGATAATAAGGCGTTAAATGCGTATGATCCTGTATCTATAAAACTGGTTACATCAGCACTATCAATTCCTTCACTCACTAAACCAGCATATTCATTACCAGTTTCTTTAATTATATCTTTTAAAAAATCACTCATTCCATAACTCCTATAAATTTATACTCTTATTATATATTATTTTAACCATATTGTCAAGTCCAATATTATTTATTATCATCAAAAACATCTTCCCATCCACTAGGCATGGTTGTGTCCATAGGTTTTTGGTCTTTCGGTTTGTTTAATTGAGTTTTTGGCATACTTGGTGGCCCTTCCCATTCGAATCGTAATGTTTCATCTTTTGGTACCCAACCTTTTCTAGGCTCTTCATAGTCTTCAGTTTTTACTTTTGTCCATAATAAATCTTTCATTTCATTTATATCAACCCTACCAAAATCATTGAATATTCTTCCCTCAAACTGATCGGCCATAGTACGTACAATCTCTTTGTTGTATTCTATTTTTCTTTGGTAATCCCAATACTCTTTTAAGTCTTCGTAGTCCTTTTTTGTTATCATCTAATAATGTCTATGTTGGCTTCGGGTGACCATATTTCAAGTTCTCTCCTCAAACGATTATCATTCTTACAATTATTATAACGATTAGTAGCTTTCTTTTTCCACCACTCTATGATATTATTTAGTTCATACTTATCATAGTTCTCATCTTTAACTATTTCGGTGTCTTTACCATTCACTATATCTATATAGTTTTTGATACCATAATTACAAGTATAATATCTTTTTCTTTCTGTAAGTTTTTTGGCGTTTACAATAGTAGTATTAAACTTATCTAAATTATCACCAGATAAACTTCTCTTTACTAAACCTATGATGGCCTGTGTTAACTTTAATTTTCTACTTGAAGCATCCTCTTTAACTAGTTTACCTACATGTTGTTCAACGAAAGAGGCCAGATCATGGAAAGGTTTACCATGTATCAAAGGTATAAAGTCACTATCCGTTAATCCTTTATATCTTAAATATGGTTTCATACCGTCATATTGACTTGATGATTTACTATTACCATATAAACTTGTAGTTTCAAATAATGATAAGTTCATACCATACTTGTCATTTAATTTTTCTCTTACCCAATGACTACAACATATGGCAGCCAGTAATTTACCACCAAGGTAATTGTAACCAAATGGTTGTGATGGTACAATTACAAAACCCATAATGGCCGTCTTGTTAAATGTAACCAACTCTGGTACATTACCTAACATTGTGTTACGTGGTTTCATGTTAATCACTGGCGAACCAGCTCTGATAAAACCAACCCATTTATTAGATTTCTTTTCTTTTACACCTATCTTTAAATTTTTACCAGGTACACTTGACATATTAGTGTGTGATGATATTAGATTTAAATATGAATTAAATGTTGTATTATCTGGCTCTGTTATTTCAAACTCCATATCTTCAGGTGACATATCAAAGTTATCAAAGATTTCTGTTTCAGGACCCATGCCTGGTAAACTAGCCGATATAGTATCGTTTAATTGATTTAGCTTTTGATCTCTCATATATTGATCAATACGAGTAAACTGTCCAAAGTAATCGTTAAATATACCTGAACAATACAATGCCTGATCTGTAGTAAGAGTGTTATTTTTCATTATTCCATTTTATCATTAATACTACTGGTATTAACATTATTAGTATATAACATAAAAGTGCTCCTGTCAAGCTCATACTTCATTACCCCAACTATGCCAGTTGTTTCTTTTTCTACGAGCAAAGAGTTCTACATAAGGACCGTCTAACATATTTTCTATATGATTGTACACAATATCTGGCTTTCTACTATGTTCTTGCCTTTGTTCAACCACTAATTGTGGTATACTCTTACTGTTTCTCTTTGGTTTACCTTTTGTAGCAAGTAAACACATTTCTGGATTTGATCTTGTCCAATATCCTAAACCTGTAAAAAAACCTAAACTCTTACTATTTGTTTTTGCCCATGTAAAACCTACTGTCTTGTACTTAAACCCCCAAGCGTCTATTACTTTAAATGCCTGATCTAATAATGGGTCAACTACCCACATTAATAATACAGAGTTGTCTTTAGCAAGGTCGCCAACCGGCAACTTACAAATATCTTCAAGGTTCATACAAGGATAATGTTGTGTAGCATTTCTACCTTCACCTTTTTTACTATAACTTTTAAAGTACCAAGGAGGGTCAGCATAAATTACACCGTATTTGTCGTTTGTTTTAAAGTTCATAAGTTATCAAAAAATATTTAATTAGTAAAATAATTAGTATAAATCTAGGTATAGACCAATCAGTTCTAATAGCCAATATGCCGCCTGTAGCAAAACCCCAATGTATAAGAGCAAAGACTATAAACAGGTTCATCCGAAAAATGCCTCTAAATTAGCAGTTTCTTCATGTGTCCAACCAATTGCTTGTAATATAAATCTCATTGGATCTAAAAATGTTTTTTCAAACTGTGTTTCATAATCTATATACTGTTCTAGTTTAAATTCTTTTGGTAATGTTGTTATATAACTAATAACATCAAACTTAAATGGATTAGCTTCTACTAATTTAAGAAACTTTAGTTTATCACCCTCTTGTATATAAGGATACTTTTGACCAAGGCCAAACTGTTTAAGTTGATGATTGTAAATCAAAGCGCCTTTGACATGAATAGGTGTACCTTTAATAAATACATTACTAGCATGTCTATATTTTTTTAAATTATTACAACTTCTAGGAAAAGATATTTGTTCAGCAGACATAGTAAAAAACTCTTTCTTAAAATCAGCAATAAGTTTATGTAAATCTTTTTGTTCTTTACCCATAATGGTTTTGATTGCCTCTTTAATCTTACCTCTACAAACTTGTGGTGTAGATGACTTCACAGCTTCAATACCCATAATTTTTAGTTTAGGTTCTGATAGTCTAACACCTTCTTCATCTAACACATTTAACATATATCTTTTTTTAGCCACCCATATACCTTTATTGGCAACTACTTCTCGTTTCATAACCATACAGTTTTTAAAAGCATTTGTATATTCAGATAGTTCATCAAAACACTTTTCAATAAAAGGTTCAATTCTACTACCAACAACCTTATCTAAAAAATTACAAATCTGATCATTGTCTTTACCTTCACAGGTCTTTTCTACTAACTTATCTAGTGTAACATAAATTGAATCTGTATCAGAGGCCACAATGTAATCTAACTTTTCTTTCGATTTTAAAATAGTATTCAAATAATTATTTACCTTTTCTTCTATAAACCTAATAATGAATTGACCTGCTGTTGTGATGGCACTTGCTTGTCTTACATCATAATATCTAAAGTATTGGTTACCAACAGCTCCATAAGCAGAGTTAAGAGCAATCTTTCTTGCCCATTGAATATTGTGACAACGAGATATTTCTCTTACAAGTTTAGGGTCTTTTGTTTTTTCATATTCCTTCTTAGCCTTTAACATTCTTTTCTTATAGATAACTCGTTCATTATACATTGTTTCCATCATCTCTGGTAAGAAACCTTGACTATCTGTTTTAAATAAAGCACCATTAGGTGTAACACAAGTTCCGTCTGTTTTTAAATGATCGAGTGATACTTGTTTGGCTAACATCTTGTTTACTGAAATTCCAGATGAGTTAACTCCTAGTATTTTTTCTGGAGAAATATTGTATTGTATAATGATATGTGGATAAAGACTGTTTATATCCAGACTAACAATCCACTTATATTGACCAAGTTGAGGTTCTTTTACATAAGCGCCCTCATACTTCATGTCTTTTATATGTTCTTCTCTTGGAGGTACACAGATTTTCTTTTTCATCAAATGGTTTGCTATCAAAGTATCCCATACTCTAACTTGTGAAAATATATCACCATAGTTTACTTTACTCTCATAAGCAACAGTTAATGATAGATCAATTAGACCTAGTTTATCTTCTAGTCCATCAACAATCTCTACGTCCTGTATATTGTAATCAACAAACGATTGAAAGTCTTTTGTATACCAATCTTTAAATGTAGCGTATGGCATATCATCTTTACCACGACCAAGTTCTAACTGACCAATGAAGTCAAGTTTATAACTCTCTTGCCTTTGTGGTATAAACCATTTGTATAATTCAAGGTAATCCAAATTAGTAATACCAAATAGAGTATAAGCTGTTTGAGTTCTACCTCTAGCAATTATCTCCTCACTTTTAATTATACCCCAAGGCGACATTTTATTTGCCACTTTATCACCTGCCACCATTTTAATTCTATTCATCAAGTAAGGTAAGTCAAAGAATTTTGTATTCCAACCTGTCATAACATCTGGATAGTTTTTAATCCAAAACTTCATAAACTCCATAAGGAGTTGATTTTCATTCTTACATTTAATATATGTTACATCTGATCTATCGGTCTTAAAGTCACCGACACCCCATGTTATAATTTGTTTGTTTGAATGATTTTTAACTGAAATACAAAGTAATTCTTCAATAGGATTTTCTACATCAGGAAAACCATTTTCACAAGTAGTTTCTATATCAAGTGTAAAGATTTTAATTGCTTCTTTGTCCCACTTAATATCCTGAGGATATTCTTTACCAATATATTGATAATGGTATCTTTCTAATCCGTAGATAGGTGAATTTTGAGTAGCAACATCTCGTCTAAATCTACGAGCAGCGTCTATATTTTTAAATGTAATTGGTTTTAGATTTTGACCTTGTAAAGTTTTATATTCGGTTTGTTCTTGTGTTAAAGAATATAAAGTAGGACCAAAATCTAATTTCTCTTTGAAGTCTTTACCATCATGCACACCACGAATTAGTAGTTTGCCTCTATGTTCAATAACGTTTTTATAAAAATTCACTTAAAGTTCCTCTTTTAAACGACTCTACATTCTTCTTATTATACACATATTCTTTTGATAAGTTAAACGGCATTTTAGTAGTAATCGTATAATTTTCTTCGCCTGGTTTTTTTATCTTCCAAATTAAATCCTTATCTTTTGGATAGATTGTAGTCCACTCTGTAGTAGATTTTTTTAACCGTTTTCTAAATTTTTTATTCATAGGGTAAATATATTTAAATTGTTTACCTTTAACTCTACTCAATTTTAATTGTTTTAATTGTTCAGGATTTGGTCTCATTCCTACTTTACGATTTTTAGTATTTGGTATTTGTCCTTGTATTGTTCTCGGGTGTATCTTTTCACCTGTTTCTGAAACATATGTATCTGTAAATGAAAAACCACCATATAAAAAATTAGCAGCTTGATATACATAACCAGGTTTACCAACTAAACCATCAGCCCAAGTAAACAAATATTTTATAGTAGTGTTTTCTTTTAACCAAGATATGGCTGAAGATAGTAATTGTGATTCACTATTTCTAAGTAATTTATCATCTAAACACATTTTACCTATTTCGTAATAGTCTTTTGTATCTAGCTCTGGAAATAACTTTTGTATTGTGTGTTTAGGTCTTGTACCCCAACCAAATGTAATCACGCCAACTAACTCCTCATTATCAAAATAACCTAGATAGTGTTTTGTTAATCTAGGCATTACGGCTGAATAGTGTCTAGTAGAAACAAACTCTGCCGCTGTATATTTGTTCACTACTTTTAATATCATAAGTCTTTTAATAATATTGCTGTCAAACCATCATGTTTTTTTGTTAATGTTATTTGACAAGCCAATCTACTTTGTTTTGGTTTAAACTCAGGTTCGTATTCTAATAATTCTATTTCAGCTGTTTCTTTTGGAACAGGTTCGTAAAATCTTTCGTCTAAGTGTATGTGACAGGTAGCACAAGCGCAGCTACCACAACAGTCTGCTGGTATTTCAGGTATAGAAACCTTTGAATAATCCCTAGCAGCTTCCATTAATGTTGTTCCTTCAGGAACTTCTACTGCTATTTTTGATCCGTCACGGACAAAATAAACAGTTATCATTAAAGTTTTGGTATTGATGTTTCTGTTATAAGTCCTGATGGTTTAGTAATTATCTTACTTGTGTTTGCTTCGTAATTTGATTTGATGTCATCTTTAGGTTCTGTGATAAAGACAATCTTATCTTTACTTAATGTGATCGTATCACTTTTACCAAAAGCATTATACAACGACATCATCAATTGTATTGGTTGTCCTGGTGCTGATTGTTGTGGTATGATTACAAATGGTTTATGTAAACTTACACCTTGATCGTTTTCACCTACTTTAGCAATTACATCTTCGCCTGTAGATAGTCTTAATAACTTCACTTCTTGCATAATATCTCCTTAAATTATTTGTTTATAATATAACATAGATTGACTTAAATGTCAATGCTTATTTTTCGTCATTGTCTTCTTTATCTGGTTCAAAACCAACTCTTTTATCTTTACCTTTTTTATCAATAGGTTTTAAACGTTTACTCAATACAAATGTTCTATTAGGGTTGACACTAATATTCATTAATCGCATTAAATTTCTATTTACAAGTAAGTCGGAACCTGATCTAGGTCTTTGATCTAAACCAACTTCTACATCTTTATACGTAAAACCATTAAATGTTAAATCCATTAATATAGTTGGTCTTGTTTCAGATGGTTCATTCGTAGCATTTGATCTGAATACTTTACTTATACCGTGTCTAGGTTTACTAAATGTTTTACCATTGTATTTCCATTTAATAATTTTACCTTCTTCTAAAATTTCATCAGCATGTAAAGCACAAGCCTGAGAACCGTTACCAGTGTCAAACTTAACTCTTACTTTACCTACTTCATCTAACTCAACTGTTTCTAACCAACCAGTTTCTATAAGTGATTGTCTATCCCAATGAGTTCTATCGGAAATATGATCTACTACATTGGCCATCATTTGTTCACCATCTATTCTACCAGCCGGTTCTGCGTCAGCATAGTAATCTCTATGTTGATAGCCTTCGTAATCAGCGCCTGATCCAGGACTACCATTTACTTCTAATAGATATGGTTTGTTTTTAAATATAATATGATCTACACCACACATGTATGCTCTGGATACTCTACTTGCCTTTAATACAAGTTCTCTTTCTTCATCATTTAATTTATAAGGTTCTGCCTCTGCGCCTCTGTGTGTGTTTGATCTAAAGTCATAACTACTATGGCTTCTTTTTGTACTAGCAAATATTTTGTTATCAACTATAAATGTTCTTACATCAAAATCACTAGGCATATATTCTTGTATTAGAAGTTCTGCGTTTAGTTTCCACATCGCTTGTACAGTCGCCACAAGGCCTTCGTAACTTTCTATTTTGATTACTCCTACGCCTTGTGTTCCTGTTAGTGTTTTTAATATGATTGGAAATTTCCCTCCTATCATATCAACACCACTTTTAATATTGTTTTCGTTTGAAATGAATGCTGTTTTTGGAGTTGGTAATCCAAATTTTTCAAATAGTAAAGCTGATGTTAGTTTATTATCACAAGTCAACATTGATGCTCTTGTGTTCATCATAAACGCTTGTGAGTTTTGAAATGATGATATTAATGAAAGACCTGCTTCATCTTCAAGTGCGCCACCTCTAGTTATACAAACTGTATCTCTACCTACAAAAGTATGTTCACCTTGTTTACCATCATAGTTGTAAACAGTAAGTGTTCCTTTATCTTCGTCTTTAGCTGTGATGATAGTTGATGTAGTATTTACAATAACACACTTGATACCTTTTTTCTTACACGCCTTTTGTATAAGATCGGCAGTAGTGTTTTCTTTTGGGTCTTTTGAATCAGCCACAGTTACCATAGCAACTGTTATAGGTTTATCTTTACGACCTATATCCGTTTCTGTAATAAAATCTTTAAACTTCGGTATTTGCATTGTTGCTATCTATCACTTCTTCTTTGTCTTCTTCAATTTTCTTTCCAATATTGTATTTAGCTGATAGCGTCCATTCTTTTTTCTCTTTAAAAGGTAATACTTTAATTTGACTTAATGGAGCTTTGTTTTCAGCTTCAGTAGGTTTTACTATGTCAATTAAATTCCAATCTTGTAAAAGAATAGTAATTGTGTTTCTTCTTTGTATATCATTTTCTACCAATGTGGCTTTCTTACCATCTAAAGCAAATAGTTCTTTGAAATGTGTTATGAAATATCTACCTTGTTTGTGTAGTATATGGCACGATTGATAAAGTGTTTTGTCTTTTCTACTAGCAACACCTATTCTAGTTAATGTTTCTCTTACTTTAAGAAAGTCGTCTGGTTGTTTGAGTGTTACCTCTAACATACTGTCAGGCGACCAACTAATAATTTCTTCACTCATTTTTTTCTCCCACCTTTATTCAAGGACTCTTTTATAAATTCAATTTGTTCGTCTTTTAGTATGTTGAGAGCTTGTTTGGCCTTCTCATTACTGTAGCCATAATACTCTTTTACACACTCTAAATTCTTCAACTTGGTTTGTGATAACCACTTACCGCCAAATCTTTTTCGTTTTCTAATACTATTTAGTAGAAAATGGAACTGTGTTTTCTTATCCAGAAAATGATAACCATTCATCTCATTAACTTGTGCTATACAATCATAAAACATTGATAAACACTTGTTAATTATAAACGGTGGATACTTCTTTTCCCACGTAAGGTCGTCTGTATCTAGTAATTTTTCTTTAGTAAAATTTAGTGCGTTAAGATAGTCTGATAATTGATACATAATATAAACTTAACTTTCTATTTTTTTCGTTGATGTTTTAAATGTCCTTTATGACTTCCCATATAATAATCACCTGGTTCGTAATCCCATCTCTTACCATGATGACCTCGTATATCGGCATACCACATTCTTAATTTAACTATCAAA